TGACTACTGGCGGCAAGCGTCTGATGATATCAAGCAGGGTTCGCTCAGAAAGAAAGTGCCGTCACAGTCTGTGATGGATCATATGTTTGCTGATGCGGAGCGTCACTGCGCTGATGCCTACAAAGCAATGATAGATACGGGCGTCTGTGCAGAACAGGCCAGAGCAATACTACCACAAAGCCTCTTGACAGAATGGTACTGGTCTGGTACACTTATGGCCTTCTCCAGAGTTGTTGCTCTACGCAACGCCAAGGACGCACAGCTAGAGACGAGAGCCATTGCAAAGGAGATTGATACTCATATGAGGAAACTTTTTCCTGTGTCATGGAGTGCATTATGTGGAAGCTAGTATTAAAGAAGGAACTTGGTGATGTGGTTGTCCAGAATTTTCGCACGAAAAAAGAAGCCGAAGAAGAGCTACGAAACAGAACCGGACTCGTTCGGCATATTACCCGCAGAACTGCAAAAGGAGTTTATAAAATCCAAAAGGGATAAAGATATGGAAGTTCTTATTGAAGTATACAAACCAAAGGTACGAGGAAAGATTGAAACATCATTCAAGGCAGCATGGCGTGGTCTTGAAAGGGTGGATAAAATTGAAACATTAATATCACTGGAGAGGGAGCTAGCTGCACAACGAAAAGAAATATCTTCTGAACTACACAAACACAGCAAAGGTAAATGGTAAACTTAATTGAGTCTTAGTAGTAGAGTTTCTACGAAACTACTAAGGCTCAATTAATTTGGAGAAGTTTATGGAAAACAAAACACACCAACCCTGTCCCGACTGTGGCTCGTCAGACGCACTGGCGTACTATGATTGGGGTACGAAATGTTTTAGCTGCGATACCGCCAAACCCTACAAGAATGGAAACCGAATGCAACACACCCCCGCACCAAAGAAGATCGTGAACATGAACCAACAACCCAAGAACTTTATTGTTTCTGATATACCTGATCGTAAGATCACTACGGAGACTTGTAAGCGTTATGGCGTGTCGGTCGCTAAAGACGGCAACATGATCACCGAACACATGTATAAGTATTATGACAAGGACAGCAACCACATCGGCACCAAGTTCCGCCGCACCAGCGACAAGCAGTTCTGGTCAGAGGGTAATCTTTCCGAGGCGGGGCTGTTTGGTCAGAACGTCTTCGGTCAGGCAGGTAAGTTTATTACCGTATGTGAGGGCGAGCTTGATGCCATGAGCGCATACCAACTTCTTGGATCGAAGTGGCCGGTGGTTTCCATCAAGAATGGCGCACAGTCTGCGCTGAAGAACTGCCGTCAGGCGTTGGACTATCTCAATAAGTTCGACACCGTGGTTCTCTGCTTTGATAATGACCAGCAAGGTAAGGACGCACAACAGGCTGTGGCAAAACTGTTTGAGCCTAACAAGTGTAAGATTATGAACCTTGAACTCAAGGATGCCAACGAGTATCTGAAGATCGGTCAGCGTGAGAAGTTTGTACAGACATGGTGGAACGCACAGACCTACACACCAGCAGGTATTATTAACCTTGCTGACCTTGGCCGCAGCCTGTACGAGGAGACGCACAACCAGACCTGTCCGTATCCGTGGCCGAAGCTGAACGAGAAGACGTATGGTATGCGTACCGGAGAGCTTCTTACGTTCACCTCTGGCGCTGGCATGGGCAAGTCCAGTATCATGCGTGAGCTAATGTATCACCTGATGCACAATACTGAGGAGAACATTGGCGTCCTTGCTATGGAGGAGAACACCAAGCAGACTGC